ACTAAAATTTCAAAAGGCTCGAAAATCTAAAGATCCTACACAACTTGCAGAAGCGAGAGAAATTATCAAAGCATCAATTGACAGTGAAATTGGTAAATTTTATGGAAATCCAATGTTCAAACAAAATGTAGAATCTGGAACAGGCACAGATGGAGGAAATAATACAGAACCAGCCGCAGGCACAAACATGTTCGATCCAGCACAATTATCTGAAACAAAATTACGTATTTCAAAACAATATCTTCCAATGTCAGGATCAAGTGATCCAAGCATGACAGCAGAAGCAGATTACCAAACTACTTCTCTACAACTATTGACAGAAATTGCAAAACATACGTCAGGCACAGCAAAATCGGCCAAAGAAATTCCTAATAAACTTTAGGAACAATAACTAGGACAAAATATAGTGGTTGCAATCATTATTAAAATACTATATAATTTATATAAATAACTGCATAAAAGGCATGTATATACTATGAGTTGGAAAAAACACTTTACTACATATGAAACCAAACTAGGACAGCAAAGTCCCGTTGGCAGTTCGTATGGAGAAACATCGAATTCAAAATACAGTTCATGGTTACCAGAAGTATATGCGGGACAACCAAATCGTATTGAACGTTATTATCAATATGATCAAATGGACCTTGACACAGAAATAAACGCGGCACTTGATACCATTGCAGAATTTTCAACTCACAATGATCCAAAGACAGGTGCTCCATTTAAAATTTTTTACAAAGACAAACCAACTGATACAGAAACAGAAATTTTAGAACAAACAATCAAACAATGGTCAAGCATTAATGATTGGGACAAGCGATGTTTTAAACTTTTTAGAAATGTAATCAAGTATGGTGATCAGGTATTAGTTAGAGATCCAGAGACATATAAATTACTTTGGGTTGATCATGCAAAAATTGAAAAGATAGTTGTTAATGAAGGTAAAGGCAAAAAGCCAGAAGCATACTTTATCAGAGATTTAGATTTAAATTTACAAAATTTAAACCTAACAACAATGAGTCAATATCAGTACACGGCTCCAACAGCATATCAAAGTGGTAACATGCCGTTCAGCGGTGATGCCAAATACAAAGGCATGACAAGTGCAACCACAACATCACAATCTGGTAGATTTAATATGGAAGTAATGACAACACCGGTTGATGCTTCACATATTGCACACATATCATTGTCAGAAGGCATGGATAGATTTTGGCCTTTTGGTACTTCAGTACTAGAAGCAATATTTAAAGTGTACAAGCAAAAAGAATTATTAGAAGATGCTATTATCATTTACAGAGTTCAAAGAGCACCAGAACGTAGAGTGTTTTACATCGACGTAGGTAACATGCCTAGCAACAAAGCAATGGCATTTATCGAACGTGTTAAAAACGAAATACATCAAAAACGTATTCCAAACAAAACAGGTGGCGGACAAAACATCATGGATGCCGCTTACAATCCTTTATCACAGATTGAAGATTATTTCTTTGCACAGACGGCTGAAGGTCGTGGATCAAAAGTTGAAACATTACCAGGTGGTCAAAACCTAGGTGAAATTGATGACTTAAAATACTTTAATAATAAGTTGATGAAAGGTTTAAGAATTCCATCAAGTTATTTGCCATCAACACCAGATGATCCAGGGTCAGCATTTACTGACGGTAGAGTTGGTACAGCATACATCCAAGAATTTAGATTTACAAAATTTTGTCAACGTTTACAGTCGATGATTATGCCTGCACTTGATAAAGAATTTAAAATGTTTTTAAAGCACAGAGGAATTGAAATTGATTCAGGCTCATTTGAAATACAATTTAATGAACCACAAAACTTTGGCAAGTATAGACAAGTTGAAATTGATAACCAAATGGTTAGTATCTTTACACAGGTACAGCAAGTTCCATTTATTTCTAAACGTTTTGCTATGTCACGTTATCTTGGACTTGATGAAGGTGAAATTTACAAGAACGAAAAACTTTGGGCAGAAGAAAATGCCAATGCTACTGAACCACCAGCACAGGGTGATGACTTAGGTGGCGGCGCAGGATTATCAGATGTAGGAGCGGCACCAATGCCAGCCACAGATGGTGAAACACTAGAAGATGAACCAGCAGGCGATGTTGCAGACGCAGGTGCTGATTCCCCATTAACACCAGACACTGACACACCAGCATAAAAATAACAGTATGATGAATATGTCTCATACATTAATTAATGTGATTGATATTTGGGACACAGACGAAATACCTTTTACTGATATTTCTAAAGAAAGTATCACAGTTATAAAACAAGACATGTGCGAGTTTTCTAAATTCTTATCAACCAAGTTAGATAGTTATAGAAAACAAGGAGCACATATTAATATAGCAATGCATCATCATTCTCCTAATCCCTATTTCACATTTTTATCAGAAAATAAAAATGAATTAACATATATAGAACAATCAGATTTATTAGAAGAATACATGAATAAAAATAACTTAACGCAATTGATTATATGTGGGGCACACCTGTTTAAATGTATATCTAGTCGATCAACTGGTTATGACAATATGAAAAAAATAATTCCAAATACCAAAATTGCTATAACATTGTCTAGAGCATTACCACAAGATGCATTTGAAGTGTCAACTTATCCTAGTGCAGATTTAGTTTACCTTTGATTATAAATAACATAGCAAAGGTATTATTATGAAAATTTACGAAATTAGTACAACAGACTTGTATTCATTAGAACCTATTGAAGAAGGTGCTAGTCAGATATTTGGACGTACTGGAAGATCAAAAGCAAAAGGTAAAGCAAAAATTACCACACAACGTTTTAGATGTCCAACTGGTCCTAGAAAAGGACGTATTGTTGCTAATCCAAGCACTTGTAATAAGCCATTAAACATTAAGCAAAGTACTAAAATGAAAAGCACACGCCAAGCAAAAGGCAAAATACATGGTGCCAGATCATCATATACTAAAAAGTTTAGTCAAGCATCGCAACGTGTAAAACGTGCAAATATGGCACTTAAAGCTCGTAGAGGTAAAAGGTAAATAAAAGTATGCGTTACACTGAATTAAAAGAAAACTATTTTCCAGAACATGATCATTATCATATGGCACACATTGAAGATGGTCGTAAGACACGCCTTACATTAAAGCACTTAAACAAATTGCGTAAAGTACGTGAAATGCGTAAAGCAGATCAAGAAAAAAACAAAGAATTTGTGGCTACAATGTATGCACAGCCACCTGCTGTATAACGTAATAATAAGTCATTATTACAAAACGAGTCAAAATAGGTGCCTTTTCCACTAATAATCCTATAAATATGTAAATAGTATATACGATAGTACCTTATATAGGTGTCTATGCGATATTACTAGTAATATAATGGAGATTAACGATATGTCTACTACAAAGTCTAAACTAGAACAAGTTCTAGAATATCTAGTTAACAATGAATCAGACAAAGCTCAAGAGCTTTTACATGATGTAATTGTTGAGAAGGCTAGAAAAATACATGAAGAGTTGATCGAAAACCAAACTGACGAAATCGAAGAAGATTTAACTACTGAAAACACTGAAGAAGCTGTTGACGAAGCAGAAAAATCAGATGAGGACACTGTTGAAGAAGCAGAAAAATCAGATGATGATGCTGTAGAAGAAGCAAAAGATTCAGATGAAGAAGCAGTTGAAGAAGCAACTGATGAGTCAGGTGATGAAACCGTTGAAGAAAAAGTTGGCGGTTCGGGCGATCAAGAAGAAGATTTAACTAATGCTGTCAAAGATGAGGCAGACGCACATGCTGAAGAAATTGAGCATGAAGAAACTAACGAAGATGATGGTGATGAAGATGGCGAATCAGATGACCATGATCATGAGGAAGTTGAAGACAGAGTTGACGATCTAGAAGATGCTTTAGAAGATCTTAAAGCTGAATTTGAAAAAATGATGGGCGACGAAGACAAAGACGAAGACGGTGATGACAACGAAGAAGCCGCAGGCGACTTAGAAGGCGAAATGCCATCTATGGAAATGCCAGCAGAAGAAACAGTTGAAGTTGCTGACGAAGTTGCGTTTGAAGGTTCAGAAGAAGATTCAAAAGACGGCGAAGAGCTAGAAGAAGCAACTGAAATGAAGGCTGTTGCCACTCCAAAAGGTGGAGACAACGGTGCAAACGCTAATTCCCCAGTATCATCAAACGGTGGTGCTAAGAGAATAGACGGCGCAGATCCAGTGAAAGCTGGTGGCGACGTGGCTGAAAAAGGTGGTAAGGCTCCAGCAGTTAAACCAAACCCAGACAGTCCAGCACAGGGCGACGCTAAAATGTCACCTGCACCAAAGGCAAAAGCATAATTTGATTTATAAGGAGATCGTCAGATGATAAAACCATTATTAGAAAGTTTAACTTTTGATCAAGCCGGCATGCAAGTATTACATGAAGGCGAAGGTGATAAGAAAAACTTGTTTATGAAAGGTGTATTCATCCAAGGCGGAGTAAAGAATCAAAATTCACGTGTTTATCCACTAGAAGAAATCGAAAAAGCGGTGACTTCTGTGGACGAACGCTTGAAAGGCGGTTATTCTGTACTAGGTGAAGCAGATCACCCTGAAGAATTAACAGTTAATTTAGACCGTGTGTCACACATGATTGAATCTATGTGGATGGATGGTCCAAACGGAATTGGTAAACTTAAAATTTTACCAACCCCAATGGGAAACATTGTAAAAACCCTTTTGGAAAGCGGAGCAAAATTGGGTGTGTCATCAAGAGGTACTGGTAACGTAAACGAAAGCGGCAAAGTTGCTGATTTTGAAATTGTTACTGTGGACATTGTTGCACAACCGTCGGCACCGGATGCTTATCCAAAAGCAATATATGAAGGTTTGATGAACATGAGAGGCGGAAGACGTTTATACGGTATAGGCGCAGACGCAGTTCATGATCGCAAAGCAGAAGGCTATCTTAGAGATGAGATAGTCAAATTAATAAAAGAGTTGAAGTTATAAGGAGAACTACTCATGGCAGATATTTTTAACGGAATACTTGAGTCAGATGCAATTTCAGAAGACTTGAAAAATCAGATTCAAGAAACGTGGAAATCTAAATTAGATGAAGCCAGAGAAGAGATCACTGCTGAACTTCGAGATGAATTTGCCCAACGTTATGAAAATGACAAGGGTCAGATTGTTGAGGCTATGGACACAATGCTTACTGACAGAATTACTTCAGAAATTGAAGAACTTAAGGCTGACAGAGCGGCATTGGCTGAGCAAACAGTTGCTTACAAAACAAACATTGAAAAACATGTTGGTCTAGTAGACAAATTTGTTGCTGAGCAATTAGCCAAAGAAGTAAAAGAACTACACGCTGACAGAACAAACTTGAAAGGTAATTTTGCAAAATTGGAAAACTTTGTTGTTAAACAATTAGCAAAAGAACTAACTGAATTTGAAAACGACAAACGAGCAGTTGTAGAACAAAAAGTTAAATTAGTAGCGGAAGGCAAAAAGATGATTGCTGAAGCCAAACAACGTTTTGTTTCTAAAGCGGCACAAGTTGTTGAAAAAACAGTTGAGACAAGTTTAAAAAGTGAAATATCACAACTTAAAGAAGATATCAAGGTTGCTAAAGAAAACAACTTTGGTAGAAAAGTTTTTGATGCTTTCGCCGGCGAGTATATGTCTTCTCATCTAGCCGAAGGTACTGAGGTTAGAAAACTTCAAAATGAATTAGAAACAGTTTCAGTAAACACTACTGAAGCAGAATCTAAATTAAAAGAAAAAGACGCAGAAATCGAAGCAGTTCAAATGAAGTTGAGAATTGCTGAAGATAAGAATGTACGTGAAAAAGCTCTTACAGAGTTAACTGCAAACTTGTCTAAAGACAAGCGTCGCGTAATGAACGAATTACTTGAATCTGTACAGACAAGTGATTTGAAAAAACAGTTTAACAAATACTTACCAGCAGTTTTAAATGAATCAGCACCAGCTGTTTCAAGCAAAACTATTGTTACTGAATCAGTAACAGAGGTAACTGGTAATAGAGAAGCACCTGCTGAAGTAAGTTCAGAAACAGGTGATATTGTTGAACTTAGAAAACTAGCAGGTCTAGGAGTTAATTAAAATGACAAACATGATCAATGAAAATTGGACAGAAACTAAATCAGCGTTAACAGAAGGTCTATCAGGCCAAAAGAAAACGTCAATGGAAGCTGTCCTTGAGAATACAAAGAGATACTTGGCTGAGTCAGCAACAACAGGTGCCACAGGTGCTGGTAATGTAGCGGCTTTAAACAAAGTAATTCTTCCAATAATCAGACGTGTGATGCCTACAGTTATAGCTAACGAAATCGTTGGTGTACAACCAATGACTGGCCCAGTAGGTCAAATTCACACATTAAGAGTTAGATATTCAGACGCAAAAGACGGTGTAACAGCAGGTGCTGAAGCACTATCACCTTTTGAGATTGCAAGATCTTATTCAGCAAACCCAGGTTCAGGTGCACAATCAGTACCAGCTGGTACATCAACTTCATCTTTAGAAGGTGAAGCTGGTAACAAAATGTCAATTCAAATCTTAAAACAAACTGTTGAAGCGAAAACACGTAAATTATCAGCACGTTGGACATTTGAAGCGGCACAAGACGCATCAGCAATGCATGGTTTAGATGTAGAAGCAGAAGTAATGGCGGCATTAGCACAAGAAATTACTGCTGAGATCGATCAAGAGATTCTTTCTTCACTAACATCATTAGCAGGCTCTGGTACAGCATACAACCAAGGTAACGCAACTGGTACACCAACATTTGTTGGAGACGAACATGCGGCATTGGCAGTAGCAATCAACAGAGAAGCAAACTTAATTGCACAAAGAACTAGAAGAGGCGCGGCTAACTGGGCTGTAGTTTCTCCACAGGCTTTGACTGTGTTACAATCAGCAACAACTTCAGCGTTCGCAAGAACAACTGAAGGTACTTTTGAAGCACCTACTAACACTAAATTTGTTGGTACATTAAACGGCGCTATGAGAGTATATGTAAACTCATACTTGGTAGATGATTCTCCAGTATTAGTAGGTTACAAAGGTGCTGGTGAAGTAGACGCGGCGGCATTTTATTGTCCGTACATTCCACTAATGTCATCAGGCGTTATTGTGGATCCGTCAACTTTTGAACCAGTAGTGAGCTTTATGACAAGATACGGTTATGTAGAGTTAACAAACACTGCATCATCACTTGGTAATTCAGCAGACTACCTATCAAAAATTGATATTTCAAACGTAACATTTATCTAATAACGTTTTAAATACACAGAAACCCCGGATTTATTCCGGGGTTTCCCTTGACTACACATATTACAAATTGGCCAAATCTGCTAAATAATAATAACACATATTGGAGCATTAAATGGCAGATATAAAGCAGTTAACAGTAGCAGACGAACTAGTTGTCAAAGGTAATTTAAAAGTTACTGGTGAACAAATAGTCACAACAACTACAGATACTCAAATCAAAGACAGGCTGATAACACTAAACAAGGGTGGTACATTAGGTACTGATACAGCAGGTATTGAAGTTGAATCTGGTGGATCAGTTACTGCAACACTTGGGTATACAGCGGCCGCAGGTTGGGATTTTGGAAACAAAAATATCACAACAACAGGAACAATCAGTGGTATATTTAATCTAGCATTAAACAATGTTAATGATACACATATTGATTTTGGTACAGGTGCTAATCAAGTATCGACACTAGATATACCAGAACAAACAAATTTATATTATACAGATGCTAGAGCAGATGCAAGGATTTCAAATGCGGTAATAAGTGCATTGTCAAATGTACACACAGCGACTCCAACAAATGGACAAGTGCTTGTTTGGGATAATTCAAACTCAAGATGGGCTCCTGGCAATAGTGGACACACAACTACTGATACATTATCAGAAGGTTCAACAAATTTATATTATACAGATGCTAGAGCAAGAGCGTCAATTAGTTTAGGCACAGCAGGCCCACAAGCATACAACAGTAGCAATGGTGTATTAAATATACCAGACACAACAGCTCATATCACAGAAGATGCATCAAAATTATACTACACAAACGCAAGAGCAGATGCACGTATTGCCGCGGCAAGTATTAATGCACTATCAGATGTAAACACATCTGGCGTAGCAAACGGTAACGTACTGATGTATAACGGTGCTAGTTTTGTAGCTCAAGCACCTGCATTAGGTGTAGTCAACACACAAAAATCATCAACAACTAGTGTTAACTTATCAGGTATGGGGACAACTTTTAATGATATTGCAACAGTTCCTACTTTTACTATTACATCAAACGGAAAAGTTGAAATATCATATTCATCTAATATTGATGTAGAAACAGCCGGCGGAGCAAAAGTTGGTTTGTTTAGATCTATTAATGGCAGTGGTACATGGACGCCAAGTCCGATCACAACATACAATAGTAATACACAAGGGTTTCCATTATCATTTACATTTTTAGATGACTTAACAGGATCAAGTCCGGCAGTAACATCAGTTGCATATAAAGTTGCTGTACAATTTACTTCTGGATCGTCAAATGCATATGACTTAACAAATATAAGTTTTACTGCAACAGAATTTAAAATTGATGTAGTAGATCAAATTACTGATTTAGGCGATGTTACAATTACATCACAACAAACAGGACAGATAATATATGCAAATAGTGGCACTAGTTGGGTAAACCAAACACCAACAATGAGTCCAGTATTAACATCATCAACCAACAATATATTAAGATACAATGGAACAAGTTGGGAAGGGGTTACACCGTCAGCAGTGGCGGCCACAATGACATTGACAGGATTAGGTAATGTCGATTCAGTTGCACCATCAGATGATGGCAAGTTATTAAAATACGATCATTCGTCAGGACAGTTTACCTGGACAGCAGGTATAGATGTTATTACAGAAGTTGTTGACGATACAACACCACAACTTGGTGGGGATTTAGATGTACAAACACACGCAATTATTTCAACTACAGGCAATAACATTGTATTGACTGCAGACGGTGGTTCTGGTGCTGTACAAATAAATGGTGACTTGACTGTTACTGGCACAGCAACAACATTAGACGTAGTCAATATTGAAGTTGAAGATTCGATCATGTTGCTAAACAAAAACAGTGGTGCTACAAGCACACTGGATTCTGGTATAATGATTGACAGAGGATCGTCAGTAAACAATGCTGTTTGGTTTTGGGATCATACTGATTCTAGATGGACAGCGGCAACAACAGTTGATGGTGCAACATCAACAAACATTACAGAAACTGCCCTTGCTGATATTGAATTTGCAACGTCTCACTCTACAGACAACAAGGCTCACTATGCTGACTTGGCAGAGATATATGAATCAGATGCTGATTATGAACCAGGTACAGTTTTAATATTTGGTGGTGACAAAGAAGTAACACAATGTAAAGCATTACAAGATTCAAGAGTAGCAGGAGTTGTATCAACTGCTCCAGCATATTTAATGAACAAAGACGGCGATGGTGTAGCAGTTGCATTACGTGGTAAAGTTCCTTGTAAAGTAGAAGGTCCTGTAAGAAAAGGTGATGTGCTTGTAACTAATGTTACTCCTGGCACAGCATGTACATTAACTGATGACAGTCCTACTCCTCCAGGATTTTGTGTAATTGGTAAGTCTTTAGAAACAAGCAACGACACAGGTGTTAGATTAATTAATATTGTTGTTTAAAGATATCTTTGATTAATTGAATTTTGAGTCCAAATATAAAACTCTCTTAAAGTACTAACCCAACTTTTCATATCAGTTTCAATTTCAACACAATGATAATAACTCATTGGTAAGATGAAGTAATCATAATTTTTTTTAGCACTACGATATTTTTCTTGCATTTTTTTAATATTTTCCATGTCAATATTAACATCTTTTATAATTTCAGATATCTTTCGTTCATTTCTATATTGTTTTATAATCCAAAGATAATAGTCGTCATCAGATTCTGGCATAGCCATAATTTCTTGTAATTCAAATTTTAATGCACGAATTGGATTAATGTCTTTTCTATATTTTACTAAAATTGATGGAACCTTATACTTTACATTATTTGTTTTTAAATTTTGTAAAAGTTGAAAATATTCGTCTTCAAGTGTGAATCTAACATTGTTATTTTCTTTACTGGTCATTTTTTTAATAGCCACTTTTATATTAACTAATATACTATAAAATCTTTTACGAGATTTAGCAGGATAACTATCAAGTTCTTTATCTATATCTTCTTGTGAATTAAATTTTGGATGAATTTCTTCAAGAATAAAATTAGTAATGATATTGTTTTTATCAAATTGATTAAAGGCAAAGACAATCTTTGCCTGATAAAAACTAATTATTGTTGACATTTTTTAAGTTATCCTAATTTTTTAATAGTGCTTTACTTTATACTATTTACTATTAGTTTTAACTTTTTAACATTGTTTTTATCCAAAAGAGTTTTACGGGCACCTTGATGCAAAGGTTTTGGAAATTGATTAATAGTTGACCAACTGTAATCTTGTGATTCATGGTTTATTTTTGGTTCAAATTCTTTTGGTGTAACTATCACAAACGTATGATACATAAAATGACCGTCATCGCTTTGATAAATGTCTAGTGGATGTATTTTTATAATCTCAGGAACAAAGCCAACTTCTTCTTTGATTTCTCTTTTTAAGGCTCCTATAACAGTTTCACCTAGTTCAACCTTGCCACCCCAAAAACTCCAAGTACCAGAATTACTTACACGTTTTGATCTTTTGTTAAAGCAAAACTTTTTTGTGTCTTGTGATAAAAATGTGGCACCTACAGCATCATACATACTAATATTTATAGCATGGTTTTGATAGATAGTCAAGATGGTAAATTATAGTCCTGATAAATTTAAAATCCAATAGCCTGGTTTATATTGACCTTGATATGTATCAATCCATTCGCTATTGCTCCACGAATATTGATAGCCAGTAGCACTATTGGTTACGTATTGTGCAGTTGATCCATTTACACTAGCATCAAAAGAAATTTCCCATTGTGTGCCGTTAAATTCTATAATGTCATTTGCTGAAGCCTCAACAGTACCCCAATTACTAGAGTTTGCCACAATATCATTAATAATTAAATATCGCTGACCTGCTTGTTGACCTGATAGTGTACCATCACCTGGAGTATTTTTTTGAGGATCGATAATTTTTAATACAGCATTTTGTGTGTTGGTTGGCAGTGTTGCTGAATCAATTGTAAAAATTAGTTGATTATCATTTGCAGGATTGTAAGCAATAGTGCCAACAATATCTTGTGTTGAATCTTCTATGTCTGCCGCACGTCTTAGTTTTACTTTTGAAGTCGATGCTTGAAACTCTCCATACTGTTCAAAAAACTCTTTCCATGAATAACCTTCATTTACACCTTGTGCATTTAATAAACTGATTGTGTTACCAGTCACATCAACTTGAGCATCTTGTGGAGTAACAACTATTTCTTCTAAGTTGCTGAATTGATCAAAAAAGTCCTGCATGTTTTTGTCATATTCTAAATCACCAACTCCGTCATCTAAATGAATTCTATTAATAATTCCGTGTATGATTGATTGCTTTTTAACTTTCGCTGGAGGGTTAATCCAGACTGGAACTTGAAATATTAGTGTAGCAATATCTAATTGTGAGTCAACACCTTGTGGAACTGATCTTGATGACCATTGTATGTCAATTAATTCTACAACTGTTATATTTGTCCAATCTAATGGATTTGTGTTTGCTTGAATTTCTATTGTAGGATTAAATAATGTTAATATCTGTTCTAATAATTGTAATTTTTGTTCTGTGTTAGAACACCATACATCAACATTAATAGTTAAATCATACGGCACAGGCATATATCTGTCAACAGTATATGTATTACCAAGTTCTGCTGTGTACTGATCGTTGATAGCATCATACTTACGTTCTTGTATCTGTTGTGATGATACTAATTTAGGATCATGTCTACGTTCTCTTGCTACATTTAAATTAGCAACATGGCAAGTCATAAATGGTGTAGAGTTTAGTGCATTTTCTGTATTGCCACGCAATATATGGGCAACCATTCTTGACATATCTGCATAACGCATTGGTACAGTTCTGTATTTTTGCGATGCAGAACCACCTGCATTTTTTTGTCCGGTTTGAATTTGAAAGCCGTTAAAGATACGTACAAATTGTAATAAGTATCTTCTTATTTGTTGATCATACCAAAATTGTGCCATTATATATCTGTCCTTGGTTTAACTGCTTTGCTTAAACCTTGCTGTTCTTTACCATCACTGGTATTATCACTTACATTTGTGTTTTCGATAAATGTATTTAATATTCTATTTGCGGCAGAGTATGTACCTCTAAAATCGTCTTCAACTTTTATAAATCTATTGCCAACTTTTTTGAATAATCTGTTTGGTTCATAATCTGTACGTAATATGTAATCACCATCATCTAATGAATTAGGAAAACTTGAACCTGTATGTGCTATTGCAATACCATTTGGTGGTTTACCATCACCAGCATGTACACCAACTTTGGTCATAAATCCAAATGCATCATTAGCCGAATCTTGGCTTGAATGTAGCGTAATATCTTGTGTAACCCAATTGTCAGTTGTTGACGAATATTTTTTAAATGAAATATTTAATCCACCTATTGTGTTTGTTTGCCACCATATTTTACCAGCAGTATTAGTTGAAGGTTGAGTTGCGTTAATAGAAACATCAACACCTAATAAAGTAGTTGTGGTTGAATCTGTTGCAATCTTTACCCAAGAACCATTTGCAACCTTTTTAAAATATGTTGCACCAACGTTTCTATCTGAAACTACTACAGCATAATCATTTGAAGGTACATATGATGATATTGGTGTTTTAGTACTGCCATCAATATTTGCTGAGTCAACTACTGATACAGTTTGACTGTTCCATACAGTACCATTACCAACATATAATCCCCAGTTGGTATTTGCTGTATCTAACCAATAGTCACCGTTTTTGTAATTAGCAGTTGGTGCCGTTGAACTTACAAAGTAATCAAATGTTTGCCAATTTTTGTCTGTTGATTCGTAAAGTTTAAATGATGCAATATTGGTTTGCCAATGTCCATAAACATTACCTGGAACATATTGATCTGCTTTATTAACATATAAGTGTGCAGTTTCATATCCTTTTTTAGGAACTTCGTTTTGTGCTTGATTAACAATTGCATCACCAATGTCAATTTCTGATTGGTATGTTGAAATTAAATTTCGTAAATCATCTTTTTCTTCACCAGTACCAAGTATATCTGAAAACTCTGGACTGTCTACTAGTGGAGTACATTTAACTCTCCAAATGTGTGGATACCAAGTTGGTGAATAACCTTCTGAACCTCTTGCGGCATCTTCAACAACATAATATCTATTGATTGCTTGTGGTCCTTCTGGATAGTAAGCCGCAACTTCTCCTGCGGCAGAACTTGATGTACCAGTAACAGTTTCACCAATTGTAAAGTCACCATCTGTGACCATTCTTAAAACTTTTGCTTCGTGATTATAATTTACCACAGTTGCAGTTACGCCACTGGTTGCACCTGTAATGGTTTCACCTTTTCTGAATTTTTTTGCTGGCCTTGTGGCAAACTCTAAACGTGCCATGTCTAACATTGTGTCGTCACGTTGGTGTGGCAATTCTAATACATCACCACTCATTAATTTTCTACCTATGATATCAATCATATCATTTAAATGGAAAGTCATATAGATAGTATCATTAGATAGAAATGCACCAAATTGTGTTAGATCAAAATCTGAATCTTGTACTTGATATACTCCACGCATGTCATACACATCTGGATCATACTTGCGATCTCTATTTTCTAAAAATAATAAGTCTTGTATGTTATTAGGACGTACCACAGAATTATCAGGTTGTGTTAAATCAGTGGTATTTGCTTGAGCATGTGGACCAAGGTATTTGTGAATGAATACCCCAGTGCCACCAACATTAAAATGTTCGCGGATCACACGGTCAATCATCTTGTAATCATTACCTTTTTGTGGTTTCCATAAGCTCAGTCGTGGCATATCAATATCCTTTTATGTAAGTATTTATTCAACTAAAGATTGACAAAACTAGCGAATTATGTATAATGATGTATATATAGCAGTATGGAGAAGAAAAAATTGAAAGACAGCAACTTGTTAGATATACCTGATTTTCTAAAGCGATTAGATGACGGTAGAAGTACAGCACTACCAGAAACAGTAGACCAGCCGGCTGAGCTAGAACCAGTCAAGCAGGCACCTGTAGAAGCAGAATCACAGCAAGAATCAGTTGAAATTAAACCAAAAAGACCATCTATACAAGATCGTATGCGAGTAAGGATGTTTAAGATCATAGGAGATCTTGATGACGAATTTGAAAAAGTGTGGGCTAGAAATGAAGATCCTAAGAAATTTAAAGCATACAATTACTTTTTGGCAAACGATATACCTGGAGCATTTATGAAATTGATTCAAGAACAAGTTAATATGTATATTGATGAACAGTCAAAAGGATTGATGTATAGAGATATTAAACCAAATGAACGTACAGATGATCAACAAGATTATGTTGAAGGTTTTGAGTCATATTCAAAAAAAGAAATGAAACAGCATATTACTTGGTGGCAAAATGTTCATAAAGATTGTGAAACTTGGGCAACAAACAAAAAGAAACAGCGTAAACCACGCAAATGGAAACCACCTTCAAAAGAAAAAATGGCGGCAAAAATAAAATACAAAGCAGAGTTTCCTGATCTTAAATTAGTATCAGAGCCTCCAATAAAATTGATTGGATGTTCAGCAGTTGTAATTTACAATACCAAAAATAGGAAGTTAGGTATATACGAAGCCACACACAAACACCATGGTTTGACATTAAAAGGCACAACCCTGTTAAATTACGATCTAAGCACGGCTTTACAGAAAACAGTACGTAAACCCCAAGAAGTGATGGAAAAGCTGAATACGAGCGGTTTACAAGCGATTAAGAACACCTTTAAAGCACTATCTACTACTGAAACTAAACTTAACGGACGATTGAATAAAGAAACTGTACTTGTCCGTATTTTTCAATAATAAAATAAATACAAGTATAGGATATTAAAATGGCTAAAGCAAAATCAAATAGAGATAAAATTATAGAAGATATGCGTAACCTACTAGGCGATGGTATGGTTGATGTTGAACTTGATCCAAAACACTACAATCAGGGTTTAGATATGTCTTTTGACAGATTCAGACAAAGATCATCAAATGCTAATGAAGAAGCAACATTATTTTTGCAGATGCAAAAAGACATAAATGAATACACATTGCCAACAGAAGTTATCGAAGTACGTGAATCGTTTAGACGTGCTTTAGGTTCAGACCAGCAATCAGGTGTTGATGTTGATCCATTTGAAATTGCATACACTAACTTGTATTTTTTACAAGCAGGTAGAATTGGTGGTTTAACTACTTGGGAAGCATTTAGTCAATATCAAGAAACTATTGGTAGATTGTTTGGTAACAAAATTAATTTTACTTGGGACACAGTGACTAAAAAACTTACAATTGTAAGAAGACCAAGAAATGCAGAAACATTGTTACTTCAAGTTTATATGAGAAGAACAGACGAAACATTATTAGATGATCCTTATGCAAAATCATGGATAAGAGAATATGCACTCGCACAGTGTAAAATGATGTTAGGTGAAGCAAGATCTAAATTTGGCCAGTTGCCAGGTGCACAAGGTGGTGTAACACTAAACGGTACTGATTTAAAAGCAGAAGCACAAGCATCAATGGATCGTTTAGAAGACGAAATTCAAAAATACGTTGATGGCGGCGATCCTATTTCTTTTGTTATTGGATAATTTCATTTGACAACATATCATTAATGTTATACTATAGTAACATGATTGAAGTTACTTTAGACATAGATAAAATTTCTAAAAGAGACGAATACATAGGACAGTCAACAGGTACCAGTGTTGAAGGTGGAGCTCTTAATGCCAACTACAGAGAAGTTGATGCAGTTGCCAGAGTTGCAAACTACATGGGTATGCTTGGTTACAAGTATGAAAAAGACTGGCATTGGGAAAATGCAGGTTGCGATGAATTAACTGTAAAAGTTGACAGCGAAGATATTGCAACACAATTAAAACTGAGGTGGTAAATTGATTATTGGATTAGTAGGCTGGATTGGCAGTGGCAAAAACACTGTAGCAGATATTTTAGCAACACAGCATGATTATAAAAAAGATTCGTTTGCGGCACCATTAAAAGATGCCACAGCAAACATATTTAATTGGCCTAGAAAAACACTAGAAGGTGATACTGATCACAGCAGACACTTTAGAGAATGTGTTGATCCTTATTGGGCAAACAAACTGTCAATAAAAAACTTTACACCCAGACTTGCACTACAAATTGTAGGTACAGAATTATTTAGAGAACATTTTCATCCTAGGATTTGGCTAGATAGTTTAGAACATAGATATATTGCTGGGGGTCAAAAACCAACTATCATTACTGATTGCAGATTTAGAAATGAACTTGCATTTGTAAAACAGATGGGCGGATTTACAATTAGAGTAAAACGTGGAGATGATCCACATTGGACTGAGTTGGCTAAACAAGCACAACAAGATGATGATTTTGCAATACAACAATTAGCAGACATTGGTATACATGCAAGTGAATGGGATCATACAGGTCAATTAGTAGACTTTATAATTGAAAATAATGGGTCACTAGAGCAACTTACAGATAAAGTGCAAGGTGTAGTAAAAGTATTATCTAAAGTATCAAAAAATAAACATCAAACACAAACGTTTTAAACGTCAGGCATTAAGTCACCTTGACGCCATTTAAATTCTTCCATAGTCATAATACGTTGACAGTTAGCACATATAGTTTTTAAATTATTAACAGCACTATTGCGTAGATCACCATCTATATGATACACGTCTAGTTGTGCTGAATGTCTGGCTTTAAATCCACACTTTTCACATATGGCTTTCTTTTTATATCCGTGCTGTTGCCAAGTAGCAGTAGAGCTAACACCTTTGCCTTTGCTTAAACGTATACATTTATCGCACATCTTACGATAATACGTTTTATCACCTTTTTTATAATTAAAGGCTCTAGGTCTAGACTTACATTTACTACATAATGGTCTACTATCTGTCATACATGTATTTACTGCCCTTTAAAGGGGAAAATATTGGTGCTTAAACCACCCTCTTTTATCCAACTTCTAATAAATATAGTATATGATGGTAACATGAAAGTTGCCACAATTATGAAGGAGAGATTACAATGCCAGATTTAGTTTCACCGGGTGTAGCAGTTACAGTAACTGACGAATCGTTTTACGCCGGCGCGGCACAAGGTACAGTACCATTGTTTGTAGTGGCTTCAGCACAAGATAAGGCTGATCCAAGTTCTACAGGTTCAACAGCGGTAGGTACTACAAGTGCTAACGTTGGAAAAGCGTATTTGGTCGGTTCACAGAGAGAACTGTTATCAACATTCGGTACACCAAATTTTTATTCCGCTGGTTCAACAATGTTACCAGGGGATGAAAGAAATGAATACGGTTTATTAGCCGCATATTCATACTTAGGAATTTCAAATAGAGCATACGTAGTTCGTGCTGATGTAGATACAGCACAACTTACAGGCTCAACAACAGTACCAGCAGGTACACCAGCAAATGGTACTTACTGGTTAGACACAACAGCAACTGATTGGGGTGTATATCAAACAAACGGTACAGCATGGAGCAAAATTACTCCAACTGTATTAACTGATACACCAAGTGCATCAGCAACATCAAACGTACAAAATGATGCTGAGAAAACACCAAAATCAAGTTTTGGTGCAAACGGTGAGTTTTGTGTAGTTGCTTCAGCAACTCCGGCAAAACTTTGGGAAAAAGTTGCAGGACAATGGTACCAAGTAGGTGCAGATACATGGACAACTGCTAAAGACACAGCAAACAGTGTATCAGGTTCTAGAGCTTTTATACAGCCAGGCACAGGTTCACAACCAAGTGCAACAAGAAACGGCGACGTTTGGGTTAAATCAACAGCAGTTGGTGGCGGTGCAAATGTAGTAGTAAAATTTTACTCAACAAGCACAAGTCAATTTTCAACAATATCAGCACCTTTATATGCTGATGATGATAATGCAGTTACAGCCTTAACACCAGCAACAAATTCATTATACGTACAATTTGATGATGATAATGATGCGGCGTGGGACAACAGCAGAATTGACAATGCAACATACAAACAAACAGCCAACAATGCAACACCAGAAGTAGCATACAATATCAAAATCAGAGGTTCAGCAACTACAACAACGGCTACTGGGACTGCTGATCTTTCAGGTACTGGTATTGACTTAACTGGTTCACAAGATGGTTTAAAAATTAATATTTGTAACCAAGACGTAACAGTAACAGCGGCAGGCGGTGCAGGATCAAATGTAACACTTGCAGAAATCGTAGCAGGTATCAACAATGATGCTAACTTATCAGCAATAACTGTTAAAGCATCAATCGAAGCAAGTTCAGGTACAAAAGAGTACTTAAAACTTGAAAGAACAAATGGTAAAAACATTTGGGTTGAAGATACAGCAACAGCAGGTAACACAATTGGTGTAGCAACTGCAACACTAGGTTTTGCAGATAACATGGCTTCAGGATCTGATTCATGGTACATGGCTTCAATTTGGAGTGATTTATCATATGAAGCATCAGCAAATGCTCCAACTTCAAGTCCAGTAGATGGTACATTATGGTATGACACTAATTTAACAGCAGACATTTATGTTGCTACAAACGATGGTGGTACTATGAAATGGTTTGCATACGCAAACTCAAAAGATACATTTACATCAGGTAATGTTAACACAGGTGTTGGTGGTACAGCATCTGGTTTAAGAGACTTGCAAATGGTATCAGATGCGCCAACTACACAGTCAGATGGCACAGCACTTGAAAACGGTGACATTTGGATTGATTCAAATGAATTAGAAGCATATCCAAAAATTTACTGGTATAATACAACTTCATCAAGTTGGGTTTTAATTGACAACACTGATCAATCATCGGCTTCAGGCATTGTGTTTGGTGATGCAGTAGGTAACCCAGCAGGTACAACAACATCAGCACAAGGTTGGGGTTCTCCGTATGCATCATTTGATTCAGATGCAGTTGATCCGGCTAACTATGCTGAAGGTACATTATTATACAACACAAGAATTTCAGGTTATGTTGTAAAAGAATACAAAACATCATATGTTGTTAACGGCACTAACATTGGTCCAATTTGGATTAATGCGGCTGGTAACAAACCAGATGGTTCACCATACATGGGTAGAAAAGCTCAGAGACAAGTTGTAGTAACTGCCTTACAAGCGGCATTTGTTAGCAACGATGAAATTAGAGCTGAATCAAGATTTTTTAACTTGATTGCATGTCCAGGTTATGCTGAAACTTATGATGAAATGGTTGCACTTAACACTGCAAAAAAAGAAACTGCATTTATTATTGTTGATGCTCCGTTTAGATTAAAAACTCCTTCAGAAGTATCTAATTGGATATCAAACTCAGCAAATGCAACAACTAACGGTGAAGACGGTTTAGTAACAGCTCATACATACTCAGCAGTTTACTATCCATCAGCACTAGCAACTGATTTAAGCGGTAACAACGTTGTTGTTCCAGCTTCACACATAGCATTAAGAACAATTGCTTCAAGTGATAATGCGGCATTCCAGTGGTTTGCTCCAGCAGGATATCAAAGAGGTTTAGTTTCAAATGCTTCATCAGTTGGTTATATTGATCCACAATCAGGAGAATATAACTCAGTTGTATTAAGTGAAGGTTCAAGAGACACATTATACTCTAAAAAAGTTAATCCGATTGCGTTTATGCCTAATAGAGGTTTAACAGTGTTTGGTCAAAAAACATTGCACCCTACAGCATCAGCACTTGATAGAGTTAACGTAGCAAGATTAATTTGTTACTTAAGATATCAATTAGATCAACTTGCAAAACCATTCTTGTTTGAATTAAATGACAGAATGACAAGAGATCAAGTGTCAGATACGGTTGAAAGATTTTTATCAGATCTATCGTCAAAAAGAGCATTATATGACTTCTTGGTAGTTTGTGATGACACAAACAACACACCAACTAGAATTGATGCTAACCAGTTATGGGTTGATATAGCAATACAGCCAGCAAAAGCGGCTGAGTTTATATACATTCCAGTTCGAATAAAGAACACTGGTGAGAACATGAGCTATAATTAATAGACAAAACACACACAAAAAGGCTACTGTAGAGATACAGTAGCCTTTTTTTTACCCTTTAACTTCAAACTTTTTCATAAATTTTCCTATATTTTGCTAAATACTAGTAATACAAATTAATTTGTAAGGAGAGATTACAATGGCTACATTAAACAAATTTGGCGTACCAATAGACGGAACTACAGGTAGAGGTGGTATTTTACAACCTAAACTTAAATACCGTTTTAGGGTTCGTTTTTCAAACTTTGGTAACTTAGGTGCAACGCAAGTGGACTTAACACAGCAAGTTATGAACATAACGAGACCAAAAGTAACACATGAAGAAGTTCCTGTACACGTTTATAACTCAGTAGCATATTTGATGGGCAAACACACATGGGAGCCGATCACAATCACTTTACGTGATGATATTACTAACAGTATATCAAAACTAACAGGTCAGCAAGTTCAGAAGCAGTTAAATCACTTTGAACAAACTGGTCCAAGAAGTGGTGGACAATATAAATTTCAAACAAGACTTGAAATTTTAGACGGTTCAACAGATGCTGAGTTGGAACAATGGATGTTGGAAGGTTGTTTTTTACAGAACGTTGATTATTCAGATGGCGACTATGCGGTTTCAGAACCAGTACAAGTTATCATGACAATAAGATACGACAACGCAACACACATTGGCGCTGGTGGTACAGAAGTATTCCCACTAAATCCGTTAACACAAGCGGGTGGCGATACAATATCGTAATTTGATATAGGGAGTACTCTATGACTAGTATCAACCCAAGTAAAATTACTCCGGAGCAGAAGAAGTTCATACAATCACAAACAACTTCTTCTGTCTTCACGGAGCAAGAAATTGCAAGTGCATTGGGTAATGCAGACGAATTGATTGCTATAAATGAAGCAACTATTGCCAGTTTAACAGCACAACAGGTTGAAGTTTTAACACAAGTACAAGAAGATTCAAGTTTATTCATACAAGGGCCTACTAGAGCCCAGGATCAGTTTTCATTAAGGCAGGCATCAACAGCATTGATGTCTCAAGTGCCAAGACAAAAATTTGAATATTTGGCAACTTTTAGATTTGCTTCAGACAGTTTATTTCAAACTATTTTTGGTGATGATAGAATTGAAGGATTAGATCAATCAATCCAAAGTTATCAAGGAACAGTTCCATATTCTAAAACAACAAATAATTTAAAACAATCAAGAGCACAAGTTATAGATGCAGTAAGACGTTCTTTAGTTTTTAATATAAAACAAATTGATGGACCTAAAATTAATTTTCAATATGACACTCTAAATCAGTACAATAGAAAAAGAAATGTTTATAGACGTGTCGATTATGATCCAGTCAACATAAGATTTTATGACACTATGGACAACTCAGCATTAAAATTATTTAGATATTTGTATGAATTAAATTTAAAAGACGGAAGAAATCGTAATAGAGAGTATGGCGGCGACAATGTATTTAATAAAGGACTGTATCAATCAAATCCATTAACGTCTGAAGATGATTTTATCAATCAACACAATTTTGGTTTAGATTCAAGTGTTAGCAATACCACATATCCAATAAAAAGTTTAGACTTATTTTTAATACATGGCGGGCAATACAATTTAATTAGATTTGTTCATCCAAAAATAATTTCTATGGATCATGATGTTCTATCATACGAATCAAGTGTGCCAGTTGAACTTGGCATGCAGTTTGCATATGAAACAGTAATTTACGAAACATTAAATCACAGTATGGCAAATGCAAAAGATGTTACAATAGATTTTGATGAAATACTTCAAAACAGTTTAACAATGCCAGCAACTCCTGGAATAACAATTGCACCAGAAGGTAGCAATGGTACATTTGAACCAAACAATGATTGGAGTGAGGTAGCGGCAAATTTATCAACTTTTATTACATCAGAATCTCAAGGAGATGGGTCAACACTCCAAGAAGGAAATGTAGTGATAAGCACAGATGGTAACGTAGCAAATACAATATCAACACATTCTGTAATCGCAAGTACAGGTTCAGTTTTTGGTAAAGCGTATTCTAGTGAACCTGACAAACTGTCAGCAAAAAATTATACTTCTAATCCTTCTTCAAATTTGGATAGTGATAAACTATCAAAAAATTTAAATGGTAACGTATCAAGGATAGTATAAGGTATTGTAACATGGCAAATGAAAGTACAAAACAAATAGCAAGAGTAGGTGGCGAAAGCAAAATAGTAGCACTGTTTGGAAATGTTTTTTCATCAATACAAAATGCACAACCAAATCTTAAAGCACAAGATGTAACAACACTAATATTAAATCAATATGGAAATCGACAAACTCAAATATCACCAGCACAGTATGATCAAATACTTGCTACTTTTACATCAAATGGCGTAGAACAACAATTAGCAAAAGCATACGCATTGCTTTGTATTGATTCTATTAAAACTTTAAATATATCTTTTGATCAATTGTTTGTTTCAAAAAAAGATCCAATATCATTTTCAGATTTAGGTTTAACACTAATTAATCATTACAGACCAGTTACCAGTCAAATTGGTACAGCACTATCAGTTTCACAAACACCAAATCACGTTAAAAGAATGATTGCTTATTAAATGACATTAGGTATGGCATTGTTGCTGTGCGTTGTGGGTACACCATTGTCAATTGGTGTTATGATATTAATAACTTATTTAGAAAACAAAAACAACAAATAGTGGTTAAATACTACTGATGGCTTATTTTAAAAGAGGACAATTTGAACCAAAAAATCCACGCAAGTATGTGGGGCAACGAGTACCAATATATAGATCAAGTTGGGAAGCAGTGTTTATGCAGTTCTGTGACACTAATCCAAATATTATTGCATGGTCGAGTGAGCCAGTTAAAATACCATATCGTAATCCGTTTACAGGCAAGTATACTGTGTATGTACCGGATTTCTTAGTACAGTATCTAACTAAAAATGGAAAGCCCCGTGCTGAAATGATTGAAGTCAAGCCAAGGGCACAAACAATTCAAGAAGCGGCCAAGAACGCCAAAGACAGAGCCACTATTGCATTGAATAGAGCAAAATGGAAAGCGGCCGGAGAATGGTGTAAACGCAAAGGCATAATGTTTAGAATACTCAATGAAGACTCTATATATAAACTAAAGAGATAAATAATTATATACGTAGTTAATTAGGTTATAACAATGACAGATGAAAATAAAATACCAATGGAAGATATTATTGATCAAGCCAAGGAGGGTTTAGATGAGCCAAAAAATGAAACCAAAAATGAAGATACGCAACATCAAAACAGCGGCGAAGAAATTCAAACGGGGGCAAGTGACCAAGTTGAAGAAACGAGCAATGAGGACACCTCTGCAACACCAATCTTAAAAGCAATTACTACTGCTGAAAAAATAGATCGTGCATTACCCCAAGTTACTGGGTTAGATGCTGAAGATCAAGACATGGATACATACGCCACAGAAGCCATGAAATCATACCAAGATCTAATGAATTTAGGAATGAATGTAGAAGTTAGACATTCTGGAAAGTTATTTGAAGTAGCGTCTACAATGCTTAAAAATGCTGTTGAAGCCAAAAATGCTAAATTAGAAAAGAAATTACGCATGGTTGAGCTACAATTAAAGAAACAAAGAGTAGATCAAATGAACAACACAGGGGATAGTTCAGCAGATATTGTTGAAGGAGAAGGCTATGTTGTGGGTGATCGTAATGAACTGTTAAAGCAGATCTTAGACAGAGTAGATAACGATAAAAAAGATAAATAAAAATATAGGAAACTAACGATGAAAACATTTAAACAATATCTAGCAGAAGCAGTAAAAGAGTACACATTCAAAGTAAAAATTGCTGGTGTACTTGAAGATTCACATTTAGATGCAATGGAATTAGCATTGGCTCCGTACAATGTAGTAAAAGTAGGTAGTCCTAAAAAAACTATCATGCAGGAACATCCTTTGGATTTTCCAGCAAACGTTACCAACACAGAAGTAACTATAATTGAAGTTACAACTGCTATGCCAGTTTCATATCAAACATTATCAAGACATTTATCAGATCATATGGGTTTACCATATGAATCAGTTGTTGTTTGCCACGAAGGTGATCCTTTACAGGCTGAACAAGACAAACTAAATGCTGAAAAAACAGATGATGCATATGAGCCAATTATGGGTCAGGATTATAAAAAAGAAGATTCAGAAGATGCTTCTAGTATTGTACATAGTGAAGATTCAAAACAAAGTTTTTTAAAAGGACTTGCTAAAGCACAAAAAAATGAAGGCGGCAATGTCGAAGTAGTAACTGGGTTACAAGAATCAAAAGTTACAAGTTATATTGCGAAAGGGAAAAAGTAATGTCAGACAAAATTAATGAGAATGATGCATTGTCAAGATTACTTTCACTTGCTGGTATTCAGCCAACTATTCTTGTTGTACAACCAAAAGCAGATGAAGTTGCACAAGAAGAAGTAGAAGTAGAAGTTGCTGGTACTAATGAACCAAATGAGCAAGAGATTGACATTGATGCATTAACACCATCTAAAAAAGCACAACGTAAGTTAAAGTTTGTTCCTGCAAGATCAGGAGACAATCCAATTGCAACTGATGAATCTTTAGAAGATAAAGAATCACGTTTAGCAGAAGAATACGAAAGTTTCAAAAATGAACAACAGTAAGTGCGAAAAGTGTAATCACAATTGTCCAGAAGAATGTAAACATTGTGACTGCGGTTGTTGTAAGTAGTTTATTTTTTTTCCTGCTAATCAAACATTGCGTTATTGATTTATGGATTCAAAGTCTATTAACCTATAATCAAAAAAAATCTATATATACTTCTTTGTCAGCACAGGTGCATTATGTACAACATGGGCTTGGTACAATATTTGTGTTGTTGTTTTTTATACCATGGCCGTTGGCAATTCTTTTTGGTATATGTGATTATCTAGCACATTGGCATATTGATTTCCTAAAAAGTTCAACACAACAAAGACTTGGTATAAAATCTCCATCAAAAGGTTATTGGTTTTTATCGTCAATTGACCAAGGTCTACATTATCTAACTTATTATATTATCATATTACTTGTATCCTAATATACAATAAATAATTGTATGCGTATTAGAGATCAAATACTCAAAGATGCAAGAATAACAACAATAAAAGTGTATTATTGGATGCCGGATTACGAAAGTATCCTACAATTATTCATGTGGCAATTTTCAGACATACCTCCACAGTTTCCAAAAGCACACAAATTTTTAAATCATTGGAATGACAATGTTGAAGCACGTATAAAGGACATATATTTGTCATATGCAGGTAATTTAAAACAAGTAGAATTCAATCCTGTGGACGATATATTCAATATCCATTAAGTACGCATTTAATTAGTATAAATACAAGTATGGCACGTAGTAAAGTTTTAGAAGGTAACCTAGTCAAAAAAGCATATTCAAAATCTAAATACACAGCAGAACAGTTACAAGATTTAAAACTGTGTGCAGATTTAGAAACAGGTTACATACATTTTATGAAATCACACATGTGGATTCAACATCCTACTAAAGGACGTATGAAATTTGATCCATATCCATTTCAAGAAGAACTATTAGAAACATACAATGGATATAGATTTGCTATTGCCATGTGTGCAAGGCAAACAGGTAAGACAACCTGTGCGGCAGGATACTTATTATGGTATGCAATGTTTCATCCAGACACATTAATATTAATTGCGGCACACAAATATCAAGGTGCACAGGATATTATGCAACGTGTAAGGTTTGCATATGAAGAAACACCAGATTATATTAGGTGTGGAGTAACAAGTTATAATAAAGGGTCGATGGATTTTGATAATGGGTCAAGAATTATAGCACAAACAACCACAGAAACAACAGGACGTGGTATGTCCATATCAATGATATACATGGATGAGTTTGCATTCGTAGAACCACAGAACAAAGCACGAGAATTTTGGACTTCACTATCTCCAACATTGTCAACAGGTGGTAAATGTATTATTACATCAACACCAAATAATGATGATGATCTATTTGCACAGTTGTGGAGAGGTGCTAACAAATTACAAGACGAATATGGTAATCCAGCAGATGTAGGACTGAATGGTTTTAGACCGAAGTTTGTACACTGGAGTCAGCATCCTGAAAGAAATGAAGTATGGGCCAAAGAAGAAAGACAACGTATAGGTGAAGAAAGATTTAGACGTGAGCATGAATGTGAATTTATCGCATTTGATGAAACACTTATTGATGGTATAAAATTAGTTACACTACAAGGCACACAACCACTAGTGAAACACGGACAAGTACGTTGGTATCAAAAAGTACAAAAAGGCAATACATATCTTGTATCATTAGACCCGTGTTTGGGTACAGGTGGCGATTATGCCGCTATACAAGTGTTTAGCCTACCAGATTTTAAACAAGTTGCTGAATGGCAACATAATAAAACGCCTATCCAGGGGCAAGTTAGAGTTATGCACAGCATACTCAAAGAACTAGATCAACAGTTACGAGCAAGTGGTACACCAAATCCAGAAATATATTGGACAATTGAAAATAATACACTTGGTGAAGCCGCAATTGTAACTGTTGACGAAATGGGCGAAGATAAATTTCCTGGATATTTCTTACATGAACCACGTAAAGGTGGTCAACAACGTAGAGTAGTGCGTAAAGGTTACAATACAACCAACAAGTCGAAAGTCACTGCTTGTTCAAAACTTAAACAGTGGGTAGAAGCTGATAAAATCACACTATATTCTAAACCACTCATAAGAGAACTTAAAGTATTTGTAGCAAAAGGCAATTCTTTTGAAGCAAAATCAGGAGAGCATGACGATTTAGTATCAGCATTGTTGTTAGTAGTGCGTATGACAGACTTTTTAACCAAATATGATGCTACAATGGAAGAGTCATTGGGTGCCAAACTTGAAGATGATGATGATTGGCAAGATCCAATGCCCATAATTATATAGGAAAGCATAAATACTTGTATGGCAGTTAATAGTGACACAGTAGCAAATAAGATATTCAAAGTTATCAAAGGATCTGGACATGATGTTAAGATGTATGACTCATCTACAGGCAATGAAACAGTAGATCCATCAGTATCACGTTACTTTTATGTAAAAATGCCTAATTATATGGTACATTTAGACTCTGATAACAGTGAAATCAAACTACATCAGGGTGCTGAAAAAACAGACGAAAAAGTCAAAGGAGTCATAAATAACATTAAGCATATTGCAAAGAGTTATATGCTTGATTTTGATCATAGAATATTTGGCAAAGAATTAACGCCAAAAAACTATGCATTTAAAATTGATCAAAATAGGAATGAGAAAGACATGAGCGAGTTACAAACAGAAGGTTACACACCATTACAAGGATCAACAAAAACAAGTGAACAAAAACTTGAAGGTGTTAAAGTGATCGT